CCTTGGGCACGGTACTCGGCCGCAATGCCAGCGATGGCAAGCACTACGCCATCGACCCCACTGCCACCGACGGCACCGAGTCCGCCATCGGTGTGCTGGCCAACGACATCGATGCCACCAATACCGACAGGTCGGACGCCATCCTGATCGCCCGCCACGCCATCGTCGCCAAGACCGCGCTGGTCTGGCCGATTGCCCTCACCGGTGCACAGCGCACTGCTTACGAGCAGCAACTGGCCGAGCGTGGCGTGCTGGTGCGTGAGAGCGCGTAAAGCCTTCGCCTGATTCGCCAGTCACCCATTTCCCTCATCCCCTCGAACCCGCCTGGCCGTCTGGCTTGCGCGGGTTTCGTCATTTTTGGAGCCCCACATGCAGAACCTCTTTGCCAACCCGGCCTTCAGCATGGCCAACCTCACGGCCGCCATCAACCTGGTGCCCAACCGCTATGGCCGACTGGAAGACCTGAACCTGTTTCCCGCCAAGCCCACGCGCTTTCGGCAAATCATCATCGAAGAACGCAACGGCGTGCTCAACCTGCTGCCCACCATGCCACCCGGTTCGCCCGGCACTGTGGGCACGCGTGGCAAGCGCAAGGTCCGTTCCTTCGTCATCCCCCACATCCCGCACGACGATGTGGTGCTGCCCGAAGAGGTCCAAGGTATCCGTGCCTTTGGCTCGGAGACCGAGCTGGAAACCCTGGCTGGCGTTCTGGCCCGGCATCTGGAGACCATGCGCAACAAGCACGCCATCACGCTGGAGCACCTGCGCATGGGCGCCTTGAAAGGCGAGATCCTGGATGCCGATGGCTCGACCATCTACAACCTCTACGACGAGTTCGGCATCGATGCCACCACCATGTCGCTGGGCCTGGCGGATGCCAAGACCAACGTTCGCAACAAGTGCGTCAAGGTCCTCGGTGAAATGGAAAAAGCCCTGCAGGGCGAATTCATGACCGGCGTGCGTTGCCTGTGCTCGCCAAGCTTCTTCGAGGCCCTGACCAGCCACGCCAACGTGGTGGAGTCCTACTCCCGGTTCCAGGAAGGCGCCTGGCTGCGCGAAGACGTGCGCACTGGCTTCACCTACGGCGGCATCACGTTTGAGGAGTACCGGGGCCAGGCCAGCTCGGCCGACGGCACGGTGCGCAAGTTCATCGCGGACGGCGAAGCGCATTGCTTCCCCATCGGCACGGTCGATACCTTTGGCACCTATTTCGCTCCGGCCGATTTCAACGAGACGGTCAATACCCTGGGTCAGCCGGTCTACGCCAAGCAGGCACCCCGCCAGTTCGACCGGGGCACCGACCTGCACACGCAGAGCAACCCACTGCCGATGTGTCACCGACCGGGCGTGCTGATCAAGCTGACGGCTTGATGCATGCAAACCACTTTTGAGCGAGCGGTCTCGCGCCTGTTCGCCCGGTTGGGTGTGCCTGGTACCTACCGTTTGGCCGATGGCCGAGAAATCACCACCTGGTTCATCGCCAAGCAGGCCGATGTCGTCGAATCCTTTGGGGACACCCGGCTGGCGCTGGCAACGCATCGCTTTGACGTGATGGCTCGCGAGGTGGCGTCACCCCGCGAGGGGGAACGTTTCACGCTCGATGGCCAGACCTATCAGGTGGTGGGTGAACCGCTGGCCGATCGCGATCGGCTGATCTGGACCCTGACCGGAGCGCCAGCATGAGGCTGATGGCCGCTTTGTCCGGCGACCTGGACCAGATGCTGGCCGATGAGGTGCGCATTGCCGAGCAGGCGGTGACGCAGTCGATCCGCGAAGCAACCGACGGTCTCAAGACCGAGTTACGCAGCCAGATCACCGGGGCCGGCCTCGGTCAGCGCCTGGCCAACACCTGGCGCGGCGAGGTCTACCCCAAGGGAAAACTGAGCATCAAGGCAGCAGGACAGGTCTACAGCCGCGCCCCCGAAGTGGTCGGCGCCCATGACCGTGGCGAGACCATCCGTTCCAAAGACGGCTTCTGGCTGGCGATTCCTTTGCCGGCCGCAGGCAAAGGCCCGCGCGGCAAGCGCATGACCCCCGGACTCTGGGAAAAACTCCGTGGCCAGCGCCTGCGCTTCATCTACCGCCGGGGCCAACCCTCGCTCCTCGTTGCAGAGAACCAGCGTGCCCGCCAAGGCCAACGCGGTGGTTTCTCCGCCGCTTCACAAAAGGCCCAGGCCTCGGGCCGAGGCTTGGTCACGGTCCCCATGTTTCTGCTCGTCCCCCAGGTCACCCTGAAGAAGAAATTCGACGTCGACAGTGCCACGCGCCGCTGGATCAGCACGCTGGCCCATCGCATCGCGAATCGTTTTGACGAAGCGGATCGCCGAGGACTCAGCGCATGAACCAACGCCCCAGTCAACGTGAGAGCGCCATCGGTGCCCTGTTTGCCGTCCTCGGCCATTTGTCATTGGGCACATCCGGAACGACGGTCAAACGCAACGTTGCCTTGCCCGAGCGGGTCTTGGACCACGCCATGGCGATTCTTCGCGATGGTGTGATGGGCGAGCCCGAGGTGTCGCTCTCACCGCTGACCTACCACTGGCAGCACCAGGTGGCGATCGAAATGTTCGTTGCCGACGCGGATGCCAGTAGTCGTGACGCCCGTATGGATGGCCTGCTTACTGAACTCGCCACCCTGATCGAAGCTGACCGCACGTTGGGTGGCGTCGTCGAGTACGCCGAGATCGGTGCACCAAAATTCGATGAGCTGACACCTGACGGCAGCAGCGGCATCAAGGCCTGCTTGCTGCCCGTGGTCCTGCACTACAGCAGCGCCGGCCCCCTGAACTGAAATCTATTCCACAAGGAGAATCCTATGCCCCGTGCCTATGGCGCGAACGCCAGCCTGTTGGCGGCGTTCGAATCCACCTACGGCAGCACACCGGTAGATGGCTACTGGCAGCTGCCCTTTGTGTCCACCTCGCTCGGCTCCGAGCAGGGGCTGATCGCCAATGACCTGATCGGCCTGGGGCGCGACCCCAGCGCGCCGATCCGCGATGTGATCAAGGTCGAGGGTGACATGGTCGTGCCGCTCGATGTGCGACACATCGGCCTGTGGCTCAAGGCCTTGCTGGGTGACCCGGTATCGGCTGGCACTGGGGTTGTGACCCACACTTTCAGCTCCGGCAAGCCGAGCCTGCCCAGCCTGACACTGGAAACCGGTCTTCCCGACATCCCCGCCTGGTTTGTCGCCTCGGGCGTCATGGTCAACAGCCTGCAGGTGGGCTTTGCGCGCTCCGGCGCGGCCAACGCCACGGTGGGTCTGATTGCGCAGGGCGAGGTGCGGCGCACGGCCACACTGGATGCCACCCCGAGCACCCTAGACTTGCAGCGCTTCAACCAGTTCCAGGGGCAGATCCTGCGCGATGGCCAGGCGCTGGGCAATGTGGTCTCGGCGCAGCTGACCTACTCCAACAACCTGGAGCGCATCGAGACCATCCGCTCGGATGGCAAGATCGATGGCGCGGATCCGACGGTGGCCAGCCTCACCGGCAACCTGGAAGTGCGCTTTGCCGATACCACGCTGATCGATGCCGCCACGAACAACACGCCGCTGGAATTGACCTTCGGCTACGCCATCGACGCCGATCGGCGCTTGACCTTCATCGCTCATGAGGTCTACCTGCCCAAACCCAAGCTATCCATTTCCGGCCCCGGCGGCATCCAGGCCACCTTTGAGTGGCAAGCCGCCAAGGCAACCAATGTGGCGTGCATGTTCACCGTCGAACTGGTGAACGACGTCTCTTCCTACTGATAACCCGACCGAGGTTTCTCATGATCAAACTGAACCTTCCGCGTGAGCCGCACTGGATCACACTGGCCGCCGGCGTGCGCCTGCAGGTGCGTCCTGCCACCACTGCCTTGGTCATGGCGGCGCGCCATGCCGCCTCCAAAGTGGCTGGCACCGACATCGCTGCCGCCGGCGAGCGCACCGCCACCCTCATCACCGAACTGGCCAAGCTGGCAGTTTTGGCCTGGGAGGGCGTGGCCGACGACAAAGGCAAAACCGCTGCCGTCACCCCCGAGGGCGTGGCTGCGCTCATGGAGCACTGGCTGCTGGCGGACGCCTTCGAGCGTGAATACCTCGCCGGCCTCTACGCGCTGGATGCGGAAAAAAACGCCTGAAGGCCCGCACCGCGTGGCACTTCGGTGGCGGACCGAGCTACTGCAGTGCCTGTCCGGAGCCATGCCCCGAATGCCCCTACACCATGAATGCACCCGAGAGCCTGGAGGGCTGGCAAGCGGCCAGTGCGATTGAGATCTGTGCCAGCCAGTTGCGCATGGCTCAGGGCCGGGTGGTCGGGCTGGATCTGAATTCTTGGATGCTGGCCTGTGAAAGCACCGGGCTGGATAAAGCCACCGCGATCGATCTGTTTCCGGCGGTCGAGGCGGGCCTGATGAGCACCTTTGAGCAAACCGAATAACGCGACGACTGATTTCTTTCCATGGCTGAACGCAACCTGTCCATTCGCCTGTCCGTGGTCGACGGCGGCAAGGTCAAAGCCGAGCTGTCCGAGATCGGTGAGAAGGGGGAGCGCTCGCTCAAGAAAATCGAGTCAGCGGCGACCCCGGCCTCCAGTGGTTTGAAACTGCTGTCGTCAGCGGCCAACGATGCCAAGTTTCAACTCGAAGCAGCCACCGAACGTCTGGGCCTGTTGGGTTCGGTCCTCGGCAAACTCGGTCCCGCCGGTCTCATCGCGGGTGCGAGCATCGCCGCGCTGGGCGTTGGCATCACGGCGCTCGTCATGCCGGTGGCCCGGGTGGGCGATGAGTTCTTCAAGCTCTCGCAAAAGACCGGGGTCTCGGTCGAGGCGCTGACCGCGCTGGACTACGCCGCCAAGCTCTCAGATGTCAGCACCGAAGGCCTGACCAAGGCGCTGCAAAAGCTCTCGGTTGCCATGTTCGACACGCAGGTCAACGGCGAAGAGGGCAGCGTCGCTCTGAAGGCGCTGGGTGTGTCGGCCACCGATGTGCACGGACAGATCCGTCCGACCGAGCAGGTGCTGCTGGATCTGGCCGAGAAGTTCTCCGCCATGCCCGACGGGGCCGATAAGGCCGCCCTGGCCATCAAGCTCTTCGGCAAAGAGGGCCTGGCCATCATTCCGTTCCTGAACCAGGGACGCGAAGGCATTTCGGCGTTGATGGAAGAAGCGCAGCACCTGGGTCTGGTCATGTCTGAAGACGTGGCCAGGGCCTCGGAAGTCTTCAACGACAACCTGACGCGCTTGTCCGCCATCTTCGAAGGCGTGCAGCGCCAGATCGGTGCCGCCGTCATACCCATCCTGGCCGATTTCACGGAGCAGGTGGTCCTGGCGCAGACCGAGACCGGCAGTTTCAGCAACGAGCTGCAGCGGATCACGGCCAACCGCGAAGCCACGCTCGTGTTTCTTGAATCGGTCGCTTCGGGCCTGGCCTTCATTGCCGAATCGGCGGTGCTCTTGAAGCGCGTCATTGCCCAGCCGTTTGACAGCCTGTCGGTGGTGGGCAAAGACATCGAAACCTGGTTCAAGACGGATCTCCTAAGCTCGATGAAGTCGATGGGCTATGACCCCAAGCTCATCGACGCGGAAATCGCCAAGCTTCAGGGCGCGCGAGATGACTACGTGCGCGCGGCGAACGACCGACTATTCAATATCAACCAGAACCCCGGCTACGCGGATCGGGTCGCCAAGTTCTTTGATGAACAGCGCCGCACCGTGCGCGTCATGGGGCAAAAGTTCGTGCTGTACACCGAAGCGCAAGCCAAGGAAGTCCAAGCGATCTATGACAAGTTTCTGCCAACGCTGCCCCGCAAGCCACGTCCCAATCTCGATCTCTCGGGATTCGAGAAACCCAAACCTGCAGAAAAGATCAATGAGGGCGAGGTCTTTCTCAACCAACTGCGCTCGCGCCTGACCCGTGCACAGGAGGGAGAAGCCGCCGAACTGCGCGCCCGTGCCTTGCAGATCGAGGCCAAGGGCTACCAAGGGGTGGCCGCGCAAGCCGAGCGCTACATCCAGGTGCTCGAAGCCATCGAACGTCAGAAAGAGAAAGACAAAGCCTTCGAGGCTTACGAAAAAGAAGAAGCCAACGCCCGCAAGATCGTCGAGACCCTGATCGGTGGCAACCGCCAGCGCATCGAAGGCATGCAGCTGCAGCGCGAGATGCTGGACTTGTCCAACACCGAACGCACGGTTCTGCAAGCCCGCACCGAGCTGGAGAAGGCTGCCGCTGCTGCACGCAAAGAAGCCAGCCAGATTCAGGATGGTGATCTGCGTGCGCAGACGATCGAAGCGATCAACGATGCATTGGCGCGGCAGTTGCCGATCATCGAGAGTCTGGTCCGCGCCAACGCCGACTACCAACGCTCTGCCGAATTTGGCGCCAAGTCCGCGCTACGCACCTACATCGAAGACGCCACCAACGCCGCCAAGCAGGCCGAACGGGCGGTGACGGGTGCGTTCAAGTCCATGGAGGATGCGCTTACCCAGTTCGTGATGACCGGCAAGCTGGACTTCAACAGCCTGGCCAACTCCATCATCAGCGATCTGATCCGTATCCAGATCCAGCGTGCGATCACTTTGCCGCTGGCGAACTGGGCGATGAGCTTATTAACACCGTCCGCCAGCACGGCGCTGCCCCTGGGATACGGGGACCTGCTGGGCGTGAACGCCAACATCGCGCACAGCGGTGGGCTGTTGGGCACCGATGGGCTGCCATCACGGCAGGTCGGTAGTGCTGTGTTCACTGGGGCACGGCGGTTTCATACCGGTGGCCTGGTTTCGGGCGAGGTACCCATCATCGCCCGCCAGGGTGAAGCGGTGTTCACGCCGGGTCAGTTGCGAGCTCTGGGTGGCGCTGTCGGCACCAAGCCCCAAGTGAATGTAGAAGTGAATGTGATCAACCGCGCCAGTGGTGTCGAAACCCGCGTCGAGCAGCAACAGCAGCCCGATGGCAGCACCCGGCTCGATGTCATCGTCGAGCAAATGGAAGCGCGCATGGCCCGGTCCATCTCCCAAGGTTCCGGATTGGCACCAACTCTGGAGCGCCGTTACGGCTTGAACCCCGCTGCCGGAGCGATGCGATGAATGTTCAGTGGCCCAATACCTTGCCGCTGCCTTCGGTCGAGGGCTATGGCCTGACGCCCCAGGAAGCCGTGCTGCGCACCGACATGGAGTCGGGTCCTGCGCGTCAGAGGCGCCGGTTTCGGCAGACGCCCACGCGCATCACCGTGCG